CCGATGCTGCCCGTGATCCTCAGTTCTGGGCTGATCTGGGAGTCGCCATCGTGACGGGTTTCCTGCAGGGCTTCGCCCGTGGGTTGGACAATCGCTGAACCGTCCCCCAGCACCCTAGCAGCGTCCCCTGCTGCCTGTAGAATTCTCTCAGTTCACAAGCAACCGACCATGACCAGCAACGCCTACGCCTTCTACCGTGTCGAGCTCGATCGGGCAGACGGTACGACCGCTGTTGAATACCGCAAGCGTCGCAAGGCAACCACCGCTAAGGGCATGTCCCGCCAGCATGATAACGTGGTGAACGCCGTTATCGAGGAGCTGCGTTACTACCGTATCGAGGGGTGGAAGCGCCTCACCGTCACCCGTGTGCCAGCCAGCGAGGTGACCACATACGCTCGCTAGGGGTTCGCCCCACCCTGTAGACTAACCTCAGTTCAAACGAAACGACTCATGACCGCCACCGCTCGCACCCGTGCCATCGCTTCCCTGCTCGCCATGTTCAAGGCAGAGCACGGCAGCACCCCCGCCTGGCTGATCGAACTGCACCATCGTGCCGATGATGCCCTGCTGCTGCAGCGCCTCGCCAACTGGCGCCAGAACTATCCCCAGCACTTCGCCGCCCACGGTCTCTATGTGATGTGACGGTCGGGGCGCTGACCCCTTCCACCCCCGATCTGCCCGACCGACCCTGTAGACTGATCTCAGTTCAAACAAAGCAAATGACCAACCCCAAGATCGACCTCGCCGCCCTGATGGCAGACTACACCACCCGCTATAACGAGATGCAGGCACGGTCTGCCGCCAACCGTAAGGCATTCGCTGAGGGTCGCCCCTTCCCCTTCCCTGCCCCTGAGTGCCAGTCGGGCACCTGGAACATCAGCGACCGCGACTGAGCGACCCCGCCTGTAGACTAACCAAGCAACCGACAGACACCATGACCAAGCGCAACCCCACCTGCTTCCGCCTCGCCTCTGACCTCGCCACCCGCCAGCAGGTATGGGTCAGCAGCAACCCCAGCACAGGGCAAGGGCACCTCGCCGCCATGATCGCAGGGGTCTACGCTGAACACTTCCATGATGAGGCAGTCGCTGCCCTCCCCACCTTCGGTTGATCGCCACCATGACAGACAAGCAACTGCAGCGCCTCGCCACAGCAGCGGGGTGGATCAAGGAGCGCAACGGATCGAAGCATCAGCTCTGGCGGCACAGCAGCGGGCAGACCATCCTACTGCCCTATCGCCCCAAGCAGCACACCGCCCGATTGCTCGCTAAGCGCCTAGAGGCAGCGACCGCGTAGGCGGCAGACCGTGGGGGCACACCCGCCCCCTGGCAGTTATTTTATAACGTTATCGTTATGGCGGCGGGGCCGAGCGAAAAGTTTGGGTCCTTCCTAACCTACAAAAGTATCCCAACGACCGATAAATATTTCTGAAAAACTCGAATATAAAAAAATTCGCCCAGAAAAAAATCATGGAAAAACCCGCGTTTGAAAACTTTAATAATATTCTTAGTAATTTTGACGCCTTCTGTGACGAGTTTGAGACACGCGCCGCAGAGGCATTCTTGAGAGGAGATCAAAATGATGGAAGAGTTACAAAAGCAGCAGCAGAGTCTGGAGAAAGCACTCCTAACGCTGTCCGAGAGATTGCAGAGCCTGGACCAACGGATATCGCAATTGGAGCGCCCCACGTTGATGTACCGCCGCCCCTCGGGTAGGGACTACGAAAGTCTCTCAGACACGTTAGATTATCTTCATAATAATGTAGAAGGAATTAAGAAAGATTTGTTAATAGTCGCAAGAGCAGTCTGATGGCAGTACCTTGGATAAACTTCCTAGCACCCTCGATGGGGGGCATAGGTCCGATTGAGTTGAATGATTTAGAGAGACTCAATAGACTCACCGCCAAGAATGGAATACCATTTTATGCTGGGAGGTTTTATCCAAAGGATTCCCAGGCAATTTTAGATGGGTTGCAGCTAGGCTTAATCTCCGAAACCCCGCCTTGGTTGACGTGGGAGGAGATCAGACCTACTCAGATTTGGATGGTTCCTGTATTTGAGGACGAGAGGATTGTCTCTACGCTAACTACCGTAGAGAGGATTGACTTTTGGCCTCGTTTGGAATCAGATAATCTTCCAGAGTTTGATCCTACAGAGTTTGATGAGGAGCAGTTGATTGCATTAAATGTAAGAGACTTTGATAACATCGATCCTGGCATTCAGATCAATCAGAATGTTATACCGCCCGTTTTTGCAGCGGGATATGTAGGTATTTCTGAAGTTACAGGAAGGGTCACCGAATGGCCCTTTTATGATCAGGGATTTACTTTTATCAATAAAAAGGAATATGGGGAACCCAAATACCTTTTACAGAGTTATTATAACACCGACACTCCTCAGCAGCAGCGCGACGATTACTCCGAGATTGTGAAGGTTAGAATGCGTGATGCATTCCTTGCAAGAAATCCGAATATAACGAATGGCAATTATCCAGAATATCCGATTGATCAGGTTACTGGAGATCCCACAGGGATGCAGAGAATTATATTAGACTCAGATTATAAGAAGTGGGCGATTTACGATAAAGATAATGCAGAGAAATATGGAAGTAGTGAGTGGCGTAAGATCATAGCGCCGTCTGGAAGTACACCAAAGATTGGTTCCTTTATGGAGGTGAAGACGAGTGCTTTGGACACGATGGTAATCACCATTAAAACGTCCTGTGTGACCGTTGTAATCCCCGACGCCGACCCGCTGCCAGGAAGTATAGCAGAACTCGGTCAGCTCGCCTTAGAGACGCTTGGAAGCAACTTAACGAACAATATATGGTACTTCTATCTACCTGTAAGATATGATGGTAGAATACCAGCAAAGAGAATTGAGTTTCTTCTAAATAAGGCAGGAATAAACAAGATTGATAATCCAAATCACGTATTTACGACCGAATAATGGCAATACCAATTGGAGTATTAGGAGTCTATACCAATCATGATATTCACCCTGTTGTGATTCCAAATCCAGCTCCTGCTGGAGTATCTTCGAATGTGATCGTAAACGGGCGCCCAGCACATCATGTTGGCAATACATTTGTTCCACATACCATTCCGATCATTCCAACTCCACCACCACACTCTGATGTATTAGTGACTGGACATCCGACAGTATGGTGTAATGGATCACCGATAGCATTTATTGGAAGTGCTACGAATGAGGGTGCAATTATAGTTTCATCAAGTGTAAATGTGTTTCTTGGCGAATTCTGACGCATGTGCTATAATATCTTTGTCAATTGATTGAACACTATGGCAAAATCACCCATGTCCAAGAACGGCGGTTACGTCGAAGGTTCTCCGAAGAAAACACGTCAAGGACGTTCACAAAATACCCATCTTGGCGCAAGTTCACGTAATGGTCGCAAAAAGCGTTATCGCGGTCAAGGCAAAGGATAAATAATTATAGAGATAGCAACCTCTCTAAAAGTTCTGGAAACAGTTCTTTAGAGAGGTTTTTTATGGGACTTTACCCCGTAGACAAAAGCAAAAACTTTATTGAAGAAGGTATGACGCTGATCACCGAGACTGACAGCGAGAAGTACCTTAAAGCACACAGCAAGATGAAAAAGAAGGAAGAGTTATATCCCCTTCCAGAAGACCGCTACGAGCGTCCCTGTGGCGGTGCTGGAGGGTTTGATGACTTTGTAGAGCGTTGGCACGAGTGAATAAATAATACCAGCGTATTGCTGTGTCTAAATGCCAACCTTTCAGACATTCAAAGATCTGAGTGTTACTTTCAAGAAACATCCAGTTACTGATGATTTAGTCACGGTAAAGGACAAGGCAGCTATCGTACAGTCGATTACTGCCTTGATTCTTACTAGGAAAGGTGAAAGACCATTTCAACCTCAACTAGGTTGTGGAATACAAAATGTTCTCTTTGAACCCCTTGATTATGCATCAGCTGGTTTAGTTCGCTCTGAGATTGCTGAAGTTTTAAGTAAATATGAACCAAGAATTCTGATTGAAAACATTATCGTTAGACCAGATGAGATGAATAACGGTTATGAAGTTGAACTGTTCTATAGAATTGTTGGCAGAGACGACGTACCAGTAAGCGTAGAATTCTTCTTAGAGCGTACTCGATAATGCCATACATACAGGTTGCTAATCTAGATTTTAATGACATCAAGACTGCTCTGAGAGAATACCTCAGGGCTCAGTCTGATTTTACTGATTACGATTTTGATGGATCGGTATTATCGACTATTCTTGATACCCTAGCGTATAACACCTATTACACAGCGTTTAACACCAACATGGTGGTAAATGAACTGTTTATTGATTCTGCCACCTTGAGGGACAACGTGGTGGCGATTGCGAAGCAATTAGGATACAGACCCAAATCAATTACTTCGCCAACTGCTTATGTTTCGTTTACAGTAACATACGCAAACCCAACTACAGATACAGAACTCATTCTTAAGAAAGGAACTGGTTTTATTGCGTCTTTTGATAATACCATCTACCAATATGTTGTTTTAGATGATGTAAAGGCGCAAGTATCAAATAACACAGCAATATTTACAAATGTTGCTGTTAGAGAAGGAAATCAAATAATTAACACGTTTAACGTAAACGCTTCCTCAAAATCACAAAGATTTGTATTAGATAATACAAATATTGACACAAATACTATCAGAGTTAGAGTATTTCCAACGGGTGGATCCTTTAACGAGCCATATCTGATAGCAAATAACATTATTGGAATCGATGGTAATTCTAAGATCTTCTTTGTAGAAGAGATTGAAGATGGTCGTTATGAATTGCTATTCGGTGATGGAGTCTTAGGTAAGAAACTAGAAGATGGAGCAACTGTTGAAGTTTCATACCTTAGAACCGCAGGACCAGAATCAAACGGCGTAAGAACTTTTGTTTTTAGCGGTGTTCTGGAAAATTCAGATGGTGTATCACCAACTGCTTTTGATGTAACTATTAATTCCACCGTTGCGGCATCTGGTGGAGAAGAGTTAGAGTCAACCGAAAAGATTAGATACAACGCACCTAAGGCATATGGCACCCAGGACCGCGCTGTAACCGCCCAGGACTACGCTGCAATCGTTCGTAGGGTATATCCATCCACTAGCGATATACTCGTCTTTGGAGGCGAAGATCAGGACCCTCCACAGTATGGAAAAGTATTCATCGTATTGAAGCCTTCTGATGCATCATACTTAACATCCCTCACTAAAAAGCAAATTACCGATGAGGTAAAGAAATATGTTGTTGCATCCGTAGAACCAGTAATTATAGATCCATCAATTTTATTTGTCGAGATTAGCAGCAAAATATTCTACGATGGATTGGTTACGGATCAAACTCCAAGTCAAATAAAGGATAAAGTTATTGGATCAGTTCAGAACTACTTAGATAGTTCCAACATAGAAAGTTTTAATGGGAAGTTCCGCTACAGCAAAATTGTTGGTGTTATTGATGACGCCGACCGCAGTATCTCTTCAAACTTAACCACAGTTACGATGAGGAAGGATTTTTATCCACAATTAAATTCAACCTTCTATTATGAGATCTGTTTCCAAAATTCTTTTGACTCAGATTGCGATGAACCAGTTCTTTCGTCAACTGGTTTTAGAGTTACCGAATACCCTAATTTTGACGTATATCTTGAAGATAGGGATGGCAAAATTGTCCTATATAGACTAGATGCTTTAACTGGCGAAAAAGTTGTCCTTGACAGGGAAGTTGGGGATATTAATTATGCAAAAGGTGAGTTAATGATGTACAATTTGACAATCATTAAAGGAAGTTTCTTCGATAACCGCATATCAGTTAGGGTAAAACCATTATCTAATGATATCAAGGCATTCCGAGAGGTATATCTTGATGTTGACGTAGCAAATTCAAGTTTCATCGCATATAAAGAGTAATTAAATGGCTGCTAAGACCAAAAGAATTTCTACTCTTATCGAGTCACAACTCCCAGAGTTTATTTCTACTGAGTATGAACTTTTTAGTAAGTTTGTACAGAAGTACTATGAAGCTCAGGAAGTTCAGGGTGGTCCTTTGGATATTATTAGCAATATCCAAAAGTATGCAGATATTGATTACTACGAGAAAAATATCTTAAATCAGTATGATCAACTTGCTGTTGGAATATCATCTACTGATACAGAAATTGTATTGAATGATGCATCTTCATTTCCAGAAAAAAATGGATATGTGAAGATTCAAGATGAAGTTATTTTTTATGCTACTAGAACAAACACAACTCTACAAAATTGTTCTAGGGGGGTTAGTGGAAACACAACTCTAGGTGATCTATATTCCGAATCAAATTTTCAAAGCACTACAGCAGCATCTCATGTTGCTGGGCACAAAGTATTCAACATCAGTAATCTTTTCTTATATGCCTTTATAAGAAATTTCGAAACTCAGTATCTTGGATCTTTCCCAGAAAAGTATCTAAAGGGTGATGTAGACAAGAGAACTTTAATCAAGAATATTCAAAAGTTCTACAAAACAAAGGGAACAGATAGTTCAATTAAGTTCATCTTCAACACAATTGTTGCAAAAGATGTAAACAATAAACCATCTACCTACAAACCAAGAGATTTTACTTACAAATCATCCGATTCGGATTGGATTAATATCTATGCTCTAAAGGTTAAAGTTGTATCTGGAGATCCAAGATCTCTTATTGGATCAAAAATCGTTCAACTTCCAACCAAAGAGTACGATTATGCTTCTGCTACCGTCGATAATGTTTTTCCAGATGGAAATCTGGATGACGAAAGAATTTGGAATCTGGTTTTGGCACCAGAAACTGTAAATGGAACATTTGCTATTTCTACTAAAACTAGACTGGAAAGTAATCTATCTTCGTCTGCATCTACTGGAGACAGAGTAAATGTTTTCTCCACAGTTGGGTGGGAAGATGTTGGTGAGATTTTAATTGGCGAAGAGACCATCAGTTTTGATGATAAAAATGCTACTCAATTTATTATTAAAAATAGAGGACCTATTTCAGTAGATCATACACAAGGATCATCTGTTTACAGACCAGTTCAAATTGAAGGATCTGGAGTTAAACTACTGACATTTGGTATTGTATATAACCTGACTCCATCTACTTTAAATCCGTATTCATCTCCTGGTGATAAAATACAAATTTCTAATCCTGGATTTGAAACTTCTAATCAAAAAATTGTACTGACTGGAACAAACGATCTCCGTTGGATTTTGAGTCAAGGAGACCCAGTTTATGCTCCAACAAACGTTGGCGTAGAATCTCAATTAGATCAAGTAAAAACAGATGTTTCTGCTATATTTGAGGATGAGCAGTATTATTATATTGCTAGTTCGAGCTATCCATCATATAAAATTTTGGATGGATCTACAGTATCGCAAGATGTACAAGATCAAAAACTTCTTAAGATTGTTAGAAAAGAATCAATCAGAACTACAGAAGTTTACCAAACTCCAAAAAGAGATGTTGGCATTCTTGTAAATGGTGTTCCAATTTATGGATTTAGAGATTCCGAGAGCATTAGATATGGAACTCTAGAAGAAATTAAGATTAATACTCGCGGTAGAGGATATGTAAATCCTCCATTTGTTTTAATTAATGGAAAACCAAATAAAGCAAGAGCATTTTTGTCTGGTCAAGTTCTTGATAGAATAGAAGTTCAAACATCTGAAGTATTTCTCAGAGAACCTGATATTGTTGTCACATCTGGTTATGGAGCAAAGATTGAAGCAGTCGTTACTCGTGGAGAAATAACCAGCTTAATTATTGAAGATCCAGGCAAGTTTTATTCATCTCCCCCATTAATTCAAATAAGAGATAATGCTGGCAAGGGAAGATTTGCAAATTATACTT